TCATCATCATCCATATCAAGATATCTTTTCATTAAATAAGATTTGGAAAACTCTTGATTGTTTACCAACATATTATAATTATTAAATTTTGTTTCTAAAGACTTCTGCTCAATCTGATCCTTATAAGAGTTAGGACAGTTCATTGAAATGGATATAGAATATTCATCCAATCCATATTGCTTAACAAATCCTTTGAAGTCTAAATGAAGAATAAATGTATGTAGCAACATTCTACAAAATTTATCCTGTTGTGATTCAAGAAAAACTGACCACTTTACTTCATCTCTGGGGATTTCACCAAAATTAGAAGATCCACCAAATAAACTATCAGCACTACGATTTTCTTTAGTATTCTGTACTCTTGTAATAGGATACTTTAATGCTTTGTATAATTTCTTTTGAAAGTAGTAAATATCATCTAATTCAGCAAATCCAGAAGGATTACCACCAATTGTAGTTACTTGGCTTCCTCTTCCTGACGAAGATGTGGGAAGGAAAAAGTTTTCGCTTATCGACATTACATTAACAGCCTTCTTTAGTAGACCTGTTTCTGGATCGAAAGATTCTTTAGTAGATAGCTTTTGCTTCATTTTTTCAACAAACTGCATACCTTTATCACGAGGCATATTTCCAACATCGATTGTAAAAACAAATCTTTCTGGTGCTCTTACTAGTCTATATATAATAACAGACGTTTCAAGCATGTTTAATTGGTTGAAAGGTTTTCTTGCTTTTTCAAGATACCCAAAAGTTTTTGTTCTATCTACTGGTGAAAACTTACCATAGTTCATATATGAAATCTGATTTAGATCGAATAGAATAACATCTTTATTTGCTCTTGCGTCTTCAATAGATCTTATATTAGAAACTGAATTTCTTAGATATTGAATAAACGCATCAATTTGACCAGTTTCATAATTATAAATGAAATCCATAGTCTCCGTAGGGAGTTTCTTCCAATATAAAATACCCCTCTTGGAATTGTTCTCATCTATAATATTTTCAAGATATATCTCACCGTCTATTAGGTAATCTTCAAAATAGTTTTGAACTTTAGAATTTAACTTCAACCTATTATAAACAAGTTCGTTAAATTCATTTTCAAGATTCTTTATAGCATTTTTATTCTTTTCAAGCTTTTGATCTCTTATTACAAGTTTAAAGATTTGATCATCTTTATCAGCCATTGTTGATTCAATAACCGCATCTTCAATAACATCTGAAATTTCGGCATTTGATGCTATTCTTCTATACTCTTCAATTTTTTTAATTTTTGTATCAAGTCTTTGGTAAAGATACTTGTCATAAAATTGATGTGTGATCAGACCAGCACTAGCCATTAAAGGATTTTCTAATCCCTCTCCATATTCAGATTCTTTTCGTTTGTTTTGGACACCAACGTTTTTGAATTGCTTTAACTCTTCATTAACAATTTCATCTTTAACAAACCAATTTTTTATATTCCCAAAAATTGACATTATTCCACCTTTCCAATTCTTAATTTTAGTTTTTCTAAATCATCATCGGAATCAACTTCCTCATCTTTAACAAGATATACCCATTTCTTATTTCTTTTTTGTATAAAAGAATCCTTACCCATTGAAATAGGTTTTTCATATGTAGCCACATTTGCCACAACGGTTGATTCATCAAGATAACAATCTATTTTATTTATAATGAAAGATTCATTCTTCTTTTCCCACTGTGAATAACAGACAGCAATTCTTTGTTCTTGATCTGGCCAACGAAGATTTCCTTTCTCATCTTTTTCTTTGGCAATAGTAGAAATACATCTTCCAATGAATTCTTTTTGTTTTTCACTTGACTTTGGTTCTGGTAATGGCATAAAATCCCCCGAATCTTATAAATAGGTTTATACGTATATTTATACAAAGGAAGATACAATGACAACAAAGTTACATTTGAAGTTCCTCCATTATATAATCTAGTTAAAGAAATTCAAGAATCGATGAAATTGAAATTTGAAGTGAATGATAAGACAGGAAAATTTTATTTAAATCCATTAACAGAGAACATTAGCGTTGAACCAAAGATCGAAGTTAAAGCAAAGATTAAAGAAGAATTAGAATCAAATGAACCTAAGATTGAAGTAAAGCTAACAGAGACACAAGTAAAACCAAAGAAAATTTCAAAGATTTTTGAATAAGAAAAGGGAGCAATTAAGCTCCCTTTATTTTTACTCTTTTTCCATTTTAACTAATCTTGAATAGTAATCTGATAATTCGGAAAGATGATCTTTTGCAATTTCTTTAGCAATAGATTCATCATCAATATGTTCCATTTCAATTTTTATACCAAGTTTCAATTCTTTTGAATCAAACTCGCTATCTTTCTTATCTCTATTTTTGCCAATCTTTACATAGTTTGAGAATAACTTGTAAATTATTTCCTCAAACTTATGTTCATCTATTCCTTCTTTATTGGCAAATGAGTGAACCATTTTATCAGAAGGATTTGGGTTCTTTCTAAAGAAATCAATAATCTTATATTCTATAGATTTTTCTTCTTCAAATAAAAACTTATAAAATGTTTTCATTTAACCCTCCCTATGTGTATAAAACATCCATATTGCTTACTTCAACTTTCTGATAATACTTTTCTGCTCCAAAAATGCTTTCACCAATAGCATACCTACTCATAACACCTACTGAGTTTTGAAAAGACGCTTCGTGAATGGAATCGAGATACATAAAGATATATGGTAGATAAAATAATCCAGCATCAAGTTCTGTTGCTCCCTTGTATCCAACAACATATCTATCAGTATTCCAAAAAATATTTCTATATACTTTTATTCCGTTAATAGTTCCAGCAAAACAAACTCTATCATCCCATTCAACTTGTCTATCACTTAACATAGAAACAGAAAACTGGGGAGTAGATTCAATTACACCGGAAATGTTGGAGCTTGCAATTACAAAGTTACCATTACCATGATTTGTCGCCTTGCCAATTTGATTAGCAAGATTTAAAACGTATGCAACAAATGAGTTATACTTATCAGATTTATTATCACCAAGAACTGTTGCAAAATCTAATGTTTTCTGTGTGGCTACTGAAACAATTTTTTCAATAATTTCAACATCAATTTCTGTTGCAATTTCTCGTGCAATTCCATCCCATAGCTGATCTTTAAGATTTGTGTTATGCATACCGAAAACATCTTGAAAAATTTCAGTTGAAAATCTTGCTTTTAGTTTTCTTGTTTTTGCTTCTACTTGTTTCTTTTCAAGCTTAATATCCAACTCTTTAATGTTTGTACCATCGCCAAATCCCAAACCTTCATAACCAGTTACATTGGAACCAAGAACTTCACCAGCAGAAACAGACATTGATCCTGTATAAGTAGGATCTACTTTATTGAATCCAAGTTCTTCATTGTTTACTCCACCATATAGCCCATTGGCATAGTATCTTAGTGCATAATATAGCCCAACTGGCCCGTTCATTGGTTGTACACCAACAATTTCACGAGCAATCAATCTATCCCAAGTTTTCTTAGTCAATCCTAATGAAACTTTATGAAGAAGACCATTGGTTTCATAATCTGTTGAACCAAAGCTTGTGTTAGCATATGCAACAGCTTCATCGATTTTAAAATTAGGTTGTGCTCTTTTGATAGAATTATACATATTCTCCAATACAATTGAAAGATTATGATAATTTGCAGAACTCTTTTCCTGCTCTGTAAATAGAGAATCAAATTTATACATGAGTTTATTTCCTCCAGAAATGTTTATCGTCGTTTATTCTATTTATAATTTTCCTTTACCTTATAAATAGTAATAGCTTGATATTTAGTTAAAAGGAACGAAATATGTCTATTAGATATGATGATAAATTTGTAAAAACCCCACAATTAGAAATTGAATACACATCAGAGATGATTTCTGACTTAGTTAAATGTTCTCAGGATATTATATACTTTTTAAATTTTGTAACTATTGTAACTTTGGATGGTGGAAGGAAGAAACTTGGTGATCTTCTTTATCCTTTTCAAAAAACAATGATTGAAATGTGTAATGATTATCGATATTTGTCATTCCTCTGTGCAAGGCAGGCGGGAAAAT